CATTCAACACATTCTTGCCTTAGTTGTTCAAGAACGGTGTAAAGATCGCATTATTTACTGCACCGACAAGTGAAGTACTTGACTTTGATGAGTTCGAAATCTTCGCTGAAGAAGGTGGTTACGTCCTTAAGAAGAATGTTGCCGAGGCTCTTGCATACCTTAAGAAGTGCGAGAAAATGATGCGCGTTCCAAAACCTGTTGTGGTTGCAACCACTAACGCCGGTGCCTACAATGGTGATCGTTCTCAAGTATATATCGACTTCTTCAGTAAGTTTAACCCAAACGAAGTTGCCCTGTTTGTTGATGAGGCATCTTATGGTTCGACTTCTGCGAAAGATAACCTGAAGAACAATACAGGTAACCGCACAACACATTTCGGTGGTGTTCTCTATAAATTTCTAGAGACCGTATCAAGTCTGACTAACCACCTGTACTTGATAACTGCAACACCGCCACCAGAAATGCGTGGTTTACTGAATCCTGAAGGTGTCTTGACATATCAGATCTTAAACGAATTGCCTCCAGTGTACATGACGCGTGAGAAGTGTGCCCCTGTTGGTTCAATCGAATCGTTCGATATGTTCTCAGACGAAGTTTTGAAGTCTGTAATACGTAAAGTTTTAACTGACCAAGAACGTTACTTGACCAAGAAAGGTATGAAGAAGACTGCTCTTTTCTGGACTCAAGAAACACGTGATGACCACAATCACCCTTGGGAACGTCGAACTTGTGAGTATATCGTTTCTTTGATCCAAGAAGTTATGCAAGAGATGGACTTCGGTAAAGAAGGTGACGACATGATCTGTAGTCTAGGTGTCAACAACAACACTGTTTACGCACGTGCCGGTGCCGGACGACGTATCAGTGAGAAAGATGCACTAGACGCAATGAATGATCGTGATGACCCGATGCAAGTCTGTGTCCTAGTCATGAAAGGTCGAATGGGTATGAACGTTGCAACTGCTAAGAACTTAGTTGTCGTTCGTCCACGTGATGCATATGATGAAGACGGTAACCCAGTTGCGGAAACCGCTGTGCAACAACTTGGTCGCGGTGTCCGAATCAACACGAGTGACTACCACGTTGAGTTTTCTCAACAGAACGGTACCTCACCTCACCACCTGACTCAAGATTTTTGGAACCAAGCATCTTGGATGCAACGCGGTGAGATGACAGAGTTGAACACTTTGAACGTCTACACTCCAAGAAACAACGACATGTGGAATGACGCTCTAAATAGTTTCATGAAAGATTACACGACTGATGTTGAGACTTGGTACGATTCAATGATGAATGCGTCTGCGGTCTGCACTTCTTGCGGTGCGCCATGCACAGTATGTAACTCTAAAGAAGAGTCTGTACAACCTGCCCTTCGTGTGGTATAATATGTGCCTATGATCGACACGATACTAACTGACATTATAGACAGACAGTCTGCCTCTAACAGGGTAGGCTGTTTTTTGTCTGCGGGTGCGGATAGTCTGAGTCTCGCGTTCGCTGCGCATCGTCTTGGTAAGAAACTATCCTGTTACTCATTCTATGTTGACGGTAAAGAAACGTCTGACAGTATCGGTGCACGTATTGCTGCAGAGCACTTCGGGTGGGACTTCACTGCGATTGATGTTCCGGTCGATAATCTCAAAGAAGACTTCTTCACTCTGGTCAATGACTATCACTGTGTGAAGAAGACGCAGGTCGAGTGTACTTTTCCGTTCCTACACATGATGCCATATATCCAAGAGGATGAGATACTCTCTGGTGTCGCGGCAGATGGTTGGTGGGGATCTTCCAAGAAGTGTCACATGCACTTCAGCGACACTAAGGAGTTGTTCGATAGTTTTAGAAACAAGTATTTCGGATCTGACAATCCTGCCGGTGTGCGTCAACTCGAACAACTGACCGAAGAACGTGGGATCAAACTCATTGCGCCGTACCTAGAAGATGAGGTGCGTGACTGGGCAATGCAGTATGACCACAAATACATGTGCAAGAAAAAACCTCTCTACGATACTTTCCCTGAGTTTCGTGAACTGAAGATGCGAGGTCATGAGAATCTGCAACTCATTGCAGGTATCCCTGACTACTTTGAAAACCTACTGCAAGATCCAGAGATAAACCCATATCGCCGTACGCGCATTATGGATGTTGTTCGGGACTGGAAAGAGTCTGCGGGTCTAAACGATCTATCTGCATTTATGTCTTGACAGACAGCGCTATATACTGTATACTAGACGCAGATTAATGAAGGTATATTATGTACAAACCCTATACTTTACAAGATGTCTACGACGCGGCATCACAGAAAAAATTTAACGTCATCTCCACGTTTGCGGGGGGTGGTGGTTCATCTACTGGTTATCGTCTGGCGGGTGGTGACATTCTCGCTATCAATGAGTTTGTTGAAGAGGCGCGAAACACCTATCGCGACAACTACCCAACTACCCCAATTGTACCGGACGACATCAAAGAACTGACCGGACAATCCTTTCTTGACCTAACAGGTCTTAAGAAGGGTGAACTGGATATCCTAGATGGATCACCACCTTGCTCCGCATTCTCTGTTGCGGGTAAACTGTCACATTCCGCTGACGGTAAACACTCAGATGGTTGGGGTCAGACAAAGACCTATTCGGACGGTAAGGTCGTCGAGAATATCGAGGATCTGTTCTTCGAGTTCTTGCGTGTTGCCAACGATATTCAACCCAAGGTCATCATTGCAGAGAATGTGAAGGGTCTCACTATCGGTGAGGCAAAAGAGTACTACAACCGTATCCTGAATGAGTTTGAGAACATCGGGTACGAGGTTGTCTCTGAGGTGATGGACGCACGTTACTATGGCGTATCACAGACACGGTCACGTGTTATCTTTATCGCAGTACGTAACGACGTGGCAGAAGAGGTGGGTCTCAATATCTTGACCATGAATCACCTATTCCCTGATCCATCACGTGAGGTCATTCCACTTAAGGATGCTCTGGTTGACTTGGAGTATGACGAAGAAGAAGTCAAGGAACTGACCGAAAAGTTTGAACGCACTGCGTACTGGAAACAGACTGGATCTAAGATGCCTGCGTATCCAGACAAGGTATTGACGGGTATGGACTATCACCCCAAGGGTCACCACTTCAATCTAAAACGTGTGTCACTTGAGGTGCCTGCACCGACACTGACTGCGATGGGTAATGGTAACACGACTGCGGGTGCATTCCACTGGGCAGAACCACGGAAGTTGACACTAGGTGAATTAAAGCGTATAATGTCACTACCAGATGATTTCAAACTCACTGGTAAATGGAACCAGAAGGCAGAACGCATCGGACGCATGGTGCCACCCTTGATGATGAAGGCAGTGGCAGAATCCGTATATGAAAACGTATTGAAGGTATACAATGAAAGATCGTGAAGCATATGTGAGTCGAGAACCAGACTTTTCGTTCGCGCACCGTGACGAAGGTTTCGACAATCACATCGACCAATCGATTCGTGGTTACGCGAATCTACATGCAGATGTAGTGGCGATGTCGCAGTACTTTGTCGAGGACGACAAGAACGTGGTTGACATTGGTTGCTCTACAGGTAAGACTCTCTATGAGATGATGAAACAGAACAATCGGTTTGCCCCATACGCGAAGTACACTGGTGTTGAGTATGCGTCTGGCTTCTTAGATGACATGGATTCTAGACTGAGTCAGATTGCAGATGAAGAACTTGGTATCTGTCGATTCATGAATCAAGACATCCGTGACTTTACATTCGAAGACTGCACACTGATCACGTCACTGTTCACGCTGCAATTTATGCCACCATCTTGTCGTCGAGATGTTTTGAAAAAGATCTATCATGGACTCGACCAGAATGGCGCATTTATCTTTGCAGAGAAGACTGTGAGTGAAGACGCACGTATTCAGGAGATCATGACGTTCCAGTTCTATGATCACAAACGTAAACACTTCAGTGGTACTGACATCCTTGAGAAAGAAGTCGAACTGCGCCACATGTTAAAACCAAATACATGGAGAGAGTTGCACAGTCTATTGATGACTGCGGGATTTGATTCCAAGAAGATCCAACCGTTCTGGCAGAACCATTTATTTGTTGGAGCGATTGCCATTAAGTAAAGGTATATTATGTCACTTACTGTAAACACCCTATGGGGTGAAGAAGAAGTAAACAACTCTCGACAATGTTGGAAGTGTGGTGAAGTCAAAAGCGAGGACGAATTTGCGACTCGCTATTCTGGTAATAATGGCAATAGGGAATTAAGGAATGACTGCAAGAAATGTCAGAGTAGTCAAACAAGAGTTGTCTCTCAGTTAAAGAAGCACTATCCACCACCAAACAAAGACACTTATCAGTGTCCTATATGTCTGAGACATAAAGAGGATATGAATGGGTTTAAACATAACCCTAACCTCAATAATCCCTTTGTTCTAGATCATGACCATGCAACTGGGGATTTTCGTGGTTATGTGTGTAACTACTGTAATGTGGGTATGTCTCGCTTCAATGAGGATATTGAGGCAATGAAACGCGCAATCATGTATTTAGAAAATGGTGGTGTGTCATTGACAAATACACTTAATGTATGATATGATACATCACATGTATGAATTAACCATATTCAAAAACCAGTACGACAACAAGACGCACCGCCGCGTATCATTTGATTCGTGGACAAAGTTCGTGCGCACGTTGAATGGTCTATATCACCAGCGAGGTAAGAAAGGTGGAGCTGACAGTTCTGTTCTTATTACTCCTGCTGTTTTCGAGGACGGTACGACACGTAGTAATAAGTCTGTTATGCACTGGGGTGGTTTTGCTCTGGTTGACGTTGACGATTATGTGTTTTCTAATGGCAGTCTAGAAGAGTCTATCCGCGAACAGTTTGGAGAGTACGAGTATGTAGTCTACAACACGGCGAGTTCCCGTGAGGACAAACCTAAATTCCGAATCGTGTTTCAGTTGGACGAACCCGTCGAACACGATAACATCAAAGCGTTCTGGTATGCACTGAATACTGAGTTGGGTGAACTAGGTGACCCGCAGACCAAAGACTTGGCGCGTATGTATTATGTGCCCGCTCAGTATCCAGATGCACACTCATTCTTCTTCACCAACTCCGGTAGACCAATCAACGTTGCAGAGTTGATGGCGAAACACCCGTATCATGAAAAGACGGGTAATACTTTCCTAGATAGACTACCACCGACGTTGGCGTCTGCGGTAATTGAACACCGTAAGAATCAACTAAATAACACCGACTACAGATGGACATCGTATCGTGACTGTCCGTTCTGGCCCCGTAAACTCGCTGCAAACTATATGCAGATTTCAGGGGAGGGATGGTATCGTGGTATGTACAACATTATGGTCGCCGTTGCAGGCAAGGCGTACGAGAGGGGATATCCCATCTCTGCGAAACAAATAGAAGAACTCTGTCGTGAGTTTGACCGTGACACCGGTAACTGGTACGAGTCAAGACCTATGAACAAGGAAGCGGACAGAGCACTAGAATACATTTATAGGAATGGGTAGGTAAATGAAAATCTTAGTAACAGGTGCGGCAGGTTTCATTGGGTCGCAGTTATCTCGCCGACTAATGAACAATGGTCATACCGTCAAGGGTATCGACAACTTCAACAGTCATCTCTACGAACCAGAATTAAAACGTGACCGCATGGTTCACTTCGGTCTTGACATTTGGGGATGTGATCTCAAAGACCCAATCAAGACTGAGGCACTACTGCGCGACTTTGAACCTGAAGTCATCATTCACCTTGCGGCTCTCGCGGGTGTACGTGACTCTCTAGGTAAAGAGAAACAGTATCACGCGAACAACATCGACGCGACACAGAATCTTATTGATATCTGTAAGGCACATCTACCGAACGTGCGTATCATCTACGCATCAACGTCGTGTGTTTATGCGGGTTCTCAAGTGCCTTGGACAGAAGGACAAGAGACGGGTAAACAGTTGAACGCGTACGGTTACACCAAGTGGGCGAATGAGTGTCAGTTCCAGTCGTCTGGTCTGAACACAGTCGGTCTACGATTCTTCACGGTCTATGGCCCTTGGGGTCGTCCGGACATGGCGTTGTTCGATTTCACGAAAAATATCCTTGCCGGAAACGAAATTACCGTGTATAATTACGGGGATATGAAACGCGACTTTACTTACGTTGATGACATCATCGACGGTATCGAGTGCGTTATCCGTCACAGTGAGATCGAGGCGGGAGAGATTTTCAATATCGGACGTGGTGAACAAGTCAACTTGATGGACTTCATCGCAGAGATTGAGAAGAACACGGGTAAAGAGGCTATCAAGAACTTGGCACCTAAACACCCAGCAGATACCAAGGAAACTTGGAGTAACACTGCGAAACTAGAAAAGTACGGATACAGTCCAAAGGTCAGTATCGCCGAAGGTATCAAGTACTTCTATGAATGGTACAAAACTTATAATGAGGTAGATTAATGTCTAACGACTTACCATTGAGTCCCAGCAATCCTTTCCGGATGGGAATCGTGGGTCATGGGTTTGTGGGTCAGGCTGTCGAGTATGCGTTCACGCATCCGATGGTTGACTTCAAACTAATTGACCCGAAATATAACACGTCGGTCGATGACTTGAAAGAGTATGACCCGCACTGTGTTTTCGTTTGTGCACCTACACCATCCAACAACAACGGTACGGTCAACTCTACCATCGTAGAAGACGCCGTACTGAAGTGTTTGAACCACACTAACGGTTTGGTAGTGGTGAAGTCTACAATCACTCCAGACGTAGTACAGCGTCTCTACAACACGATGGGACACCGTGAGGTTGACCGTTTCGCATACAATCCTGAGTTCCTGACTGAGAAGAATGCGAAGGCAGATTTCGTCACTGCGAAGTTCCATGTCATGGGTGGTTCACCTAATGCCACACAAGAGTTGATTGAGGTTTACGACATCTTCTCTGGGTGTGAGTCTAATGACTATCACCGTATGACTGCATTCGAGGCGTCGTTTGTGAAATACACCATCAATTCGTTCCTTGCAACGAAGGTGACGTTCTTCAACCAGTTGTATGATCTGATCAACCTGTACGGTTGTTCTTATAACATCGTCACACGTGCCGCAGGTCTGGATGACCGCGTCGGTATGGGACACACACGAGTCCCTGGCTTCGACGGCAAACGTGGTTTTGGTGGCGCATGTCTCCCGAAAGATACTGAAGCATTCTTGCGTTTCTCTACACACGAAACTGACGATGGTGAAGTGTCGATGGATTTACTTGAAAAAGTTCTTGACATCAATGCCCGTTATCGTGTACAGTATGACCTTGATGAACGTGAAAAAGTCAACAACATTACTTTCGTAGATTTCGGAGACAAAAATGTCGATAATGGACAAATTGAAGAAGAACAGCAAGATCAAGGAAACGGAGACGTTATCCCAGAGTAAGTTCTTCACTGAGAAAGATATGGTACCAACCGACGTTCCAATGGTGAACGTCGCGTTGTCTGGTTCCGTAAATGGTGGGGTAACCCCAGGCCTGACAGTTCTTGCAGGCCCCTCTAAACACTTCAAGACATCGTTCGCCTTACTCATGGCGGGTGCGTACTTGAACAAAAAACCTGATGCAGTCATGCTGTTCTATGATTCGGAGTTCGGTTCTCCGCAGTCATACTTCGAGCAGTTTGGTATCGATACCAACCGTGTACTGCACACACCTATTGCTAACGTCGAGGAACTCAAGTTCGATCTGGTCAACCAGTTAGAAGAACTCGACCGTAGTGATGAGGTGATCATCGTTATCGATTCAATCGGTAACCTTGCGTCTAAGAAAGAACTGGAAGACGCACTCAATGAGAAAGGCGTTGCGGACATGTCCCGTGCGAAGTCTCTCAAAGGTCTATTCCGTATGGTCACACCATACTTGACCATGAAGGACATTCCTTTGCTCGCTATCAACCACACCTACAAAGAGATTGGTTTGTTTCCAAAAGATGTTGTCGGTGGTGGTACAGGCATCTACTACTCTGCTGATAACATCTGGATTCTGGGTCGTCAACAGGAAAAACAAGGGACTGAGGTAGTCGGATATAACTTTGTAATTAACGTGGAGAAATCTCGATATGTTAAAGAAAAGTCTAAGATCCCTATTGGAGTTTCTTGGGAAGGTGGTGTCCAGCGATACAGTGGTCTACTTGATGTTGCTCTTGCTGGTGGTTATGTTTCTAAACCAAGTAACGGATGGTATCAACGAGTGGACACCAATACAGGTGAACTGGTTGGAACCAAAGTAAGAACCAAAGATACTCTGAACGGTGAGTTCTGGGAACCTATCTTTGAGACAACGGACTTTGAATCTTTCCTTGAAAAGACCTACAAAATAGGTTATAATAGTGCGATTAATGCAGAGACCATTGTCGAGGAGGCAGTGTGAGAGAATTAGATTTAGATAAACCAAGCGAGGACATCGATTTCCAGATGCGCCCCGCTGTTGATGAAGACGGTACGCAGACGTGGGAGATTCTTATCCTACGTGCACCGTTTGATTCGTCAGTCATTCGTTTTAAAAACATCGCATTGAACGGTGAGGGTGAAGATGCGAACCTGTCATTTAACTTCGTAGTGGTCGAGACATCTGACCCTGATGTGGTGAATACAGAAAATGTTGAGTTGCAAGAATTCGCGGCAGACGTACTCAAGGATGTAATTGAGAAGGCGCTACGTGAAGGATGGTTAAAATCGAGAGAGACAGATGACGACGGAAATCAATCTACAACAGACGATTCTACGGAATCTACTGACTAACGATTCATATACAAGGAAGGTTGCGGCCTTCCTATCCCCTGATTACTTCGAAGGTGTGTACAAGGGACTCTTCAAAGAGTTCACTGCGTTTATTGCCAAGTACAATAAACTACCCACCATCGAGGCATTCAAGATTGAGGTAGATGAGGCAGACAGACTACCAGAAGAACAGTACCGTCATGCGATGGACATTCTTCCGGACATCTTCTCATTCTCAGAAGAGAACCTTGATTGGTTGGTAGAACGCACTGAGAAGTGGTGTCAAGACCGTGCTGTGTTCAATGCAGTGATGGAGTCTATCTCTATCATCGACGGTAAACACCAGACTCTCAGCAAGAATGCGATCCCTGACGTATTGTCAAAGGCACTGTCTGTATCATTCGATACGAACATCGGTCACGACTACATCATGAACGCAGATCAGCGTTTTGATTTCTACCACTTGGACGAAGAGCGTCTTGAATTCGATCTAGACTACTTTAATCGTATTACCAAGGGGGGACTACCTAACAAGACTCTAAACATCGCTCTGGCGGGTACAGGAGTCGGTAAGTCACTATTCATGTGTCACTGCGCTGCGGCTGCATTGTCACAGAGTAAAAACGTTCTGTACATCACTATGGAGATGTCCGAAGAACGTATCGCGGAACGTATTGACGCGAACCTACTGAATGTTCCTATCGATCAGTTGGAACACCTCAGTAAAGATATGTTTAACCAGAAGGTACATAACATTGCACACGGTACCGATGGCAAGTTGATCATCAAAGAATATCCTACTGGTAGTGCACACGCGAATCACTTCCGTGCATTGCTGAACGAACTGAAACTAAAAAAACAGTTTGTACCGGACATCATCTTTATTGACTACCTGAACATCTGTGCAAGTGCGCGTATGAAAGGAATGGGCGGTGCTATTAATTCGTATAGTTATATCAAGTCGATTGCTGAAGAGTTACGCGGACTCGCGGTTGAGTTCGACGTGCCGGTCGTGTCTGCAACACAGACGACGCGTTCTGGTTACACTAATGACGATTTGGGGCTTGAAGACACGTCCGAATCTTTTGGACTACCCGCAACCGCCGACCTCATGTTCGCACTTATCGTGAACGATGAATTGAAGGCATCAAATCAAATACTTGTCAAGCAGTTGAAGAACAGGTATAATGATCCAAGTACACACCAGCGTTTCGTAATTGGAGTAGATAGAAGTAAAATGCGTTTGTTTGATGTTGACCAAAACGACTCACCCCTAAATAAAGTAGAAGATAATGGTGCAGCGTTTGATAATTCTGCGTCCGGTCAAAGACTGGCTCAGGAAAGGTTCTCAGATTTCAAACTTTAAGGAGTCCGTCATGGATCCATATCTACACACTTTTATTGCAGTAACTCTTATCGCGATTGCATTTTATGCTGGTAAGTTTTCAGGAATGGCGAAGGGTATTCAACATGCCCTGAACCACCTGATACGTTATGGCGTTTTGACTGAACAGGATATATTAACAGCTAATGAACGACACGAAGAAGATAGAAACAGGTAGTGGATACATCTGTCCTATTGTTGAAGTAGAGGATGGGGAGTTGGCGTTTGAACTCCCTGATGAAATTTTAGAAGCACTTGATTTGAAAATAGGCGACACCCTCTTCTGGGAGCCGCGTATTGACGGAACTTTCCTTCTAAGGAAGGCATAAGTATGAGTGAAGTAAATATTCGCAACTCAGACCTATTGGAAGTCTTGAACGGATTCTCTGATGAGATGCTGAGTAAGCCGTCGTACAACGACGAAAAGTACTGGACGTTTCGTGAGTGGCAGGATATAGGTAAGGGCGAGTTCTATTGTTCTCGTGACTACCTTGATGAATGTCTCTCACGCGACGAACTAGTTGGCCCGCCGGATCGGTATTTCGCACAACCGATTTCGAAAATGGTGCGAGAAGACAAGGAGATGTGGGAAGGGTTTATGCAGAAGGTCAAGTACGACTTTGCGTCGGAACTTGGTGCCCATACTTCTGCATTGCTCTCCTACTATCCGCCCGGCGGCTTTGTTGGTTGGCACACCAACTATGATGCGAACGCGTATCAGATTCTATTCACGTGGTCGGAGACCGGAGACGGTTACTTCCGTTACTACGACAAACAGAAAGATGAGATTGTCACCATTCAGGATGTCCCTGGCTGGCAGTGTCGTCATTTCTATTTTGGTGCGGGTCATGAAGAAGACCTACATTGTTGGCACTCTGCGTATGCGGGATGTCAGCGTATCACACTTGCATATAAGTTTGTGAATGGTGGGAGTGTGGACAACCCCGAAGACGCGCAGGCACGTGCGATGCGCGATTTATTAATTGATGAGATTGAGAGTGAATGATTATGTACGGTGACGGAATGCAGAAAAACATCTACGCCCACACACAGTTTAAGAACACGTATGCGCACGAGGACAAACCTGCTCGTGCACTTTACCTGAACGATATCCCATCCGAAGAGTGGGACTTGGCTTCACAACGTATCAACGATGACCACGACTACAACGAAGTTGATAGTATCCCACCAGTGCGCACTGACATCGAATACAAGTACAGCGAAGACCGTCTGATCAACGAACTACAGGCGTACGTCGATGGTACGTACAATGAACACTACTCCAAGAACAAGTTTCAGGCAACTGAGTTCATCATCGACGGTGGACATGGTGTCGGGTTTTGTATTGGAA